GTTGTTGCTGGGCATCTGAAGCTGCGGGTGGGGCTGGTTTGGAGCTAAGGGCCGTGCCGTCGCTGGAGGAGGCACCGTTGTCCACTGGGCTGACCACAGAGGTACCCATGGTTGTGCTGAGCTTATCTTCCACAACAGGTGTCAACTTTGGCTCTTCTGCTGGGGCGGCTATGGGACTTATAGCAGGGAGTTTGGGTGTGCTACTTAGTACTGGGCTTTGCTTCCGAGACCTGGGACGTAACAAGTTCTGCCCAAATAGTACTTGGTTTAACGGTGTGATCCCACCACTTGGCGTGGTAGATTTTAGCATCGTCAAATGAGTACTGGATCTGAGAAGGTAGCTTGGTACAGGGCTGGGTGGGGTGATTCCAGTATGATATGGTTAAACCATTTTCATCCAGGAGGTCATCCGTGACATACGGGTGGTACTGGGAAAGTAACTGGACTCTAAGTTTAGGACCTATAGGTTTGGAAAGACGTTGGTATAGCTCTTGGAAATAGGGGTGTACCACAGTGTCTTTGGAGAAACAGTTGTTAGCACTTACATATATACCTCGTCTGAGTCTACCCACTCTACCTCTGCGTTGTACGCGCTCGAGGAAAGTGGAATTGACACGGGCAACGTTTATGTGTGAGAGCTTCTTCTCAACTTCAAAGGAAACACTGTTGGACAATCCTAGATCTATAACTACATCTAAATCTACAGTGACGCCGGTTTGCATGACTGGGGAAGAGAAGATTAGTATGGGACCTTTGGTAGCCTTGATCAGTGGGATCTGTTTGTCGTAGTTTGCGGCTGTGACACTGAATACAGGTATACCTGAGTACTTGGAGGCCAAGGACACAGCATCTCTGTCGTTAGGTGCAAAGACACAAGTACGATAACCAGATGATCCCGGGGATAGAAAAGGAAGGGGCTTGCATTTGAAGATAGCTTCTAGGGTGTATCTATCATCATAGATTTCCTTGATGGGATATAGTGTGTCTTTGGGGTTAGCAGAGAAATGAGAGGAGGTGGCTGAGGTAAGAAAGAAGGTTTGTGGGGTTGCGACGCGCCTGACCAGATGTTGGGTAAGATGATCTGGTTGGTGGCTTTCGTCAATTAGTACAGGACCGTTAACTGGTGACAGTACGTATTCAAGTTTGGTTAAATACACAACGTCAGTAGCCTTGGTCATGTAAGAGGAGAGGGAGTTCTTGAGGGCTACAGAATCCACAAGGACAAGAATTCTACCGAGGTGGGTAGACAGGTGATAGGGTAGGGAGGTGGTTTTACCGACTCCAGTTGCCCCGTAAAACAGCACAAGCTTGCGCATGTTGTGGAGGTTTCTGATGACTGTAGTAACCAGGGCAGGGATGGAGGTCTTATTAATTTCTACAGGGAGAAGATCTAAGTTAGAGCTACTAGAGGATGCCATAGGCTAAGTTAGTTGGGATAGTGGTGTTTAGAGGGGGTACGTGCGGGATATGGAAATGGGCTTGAAGTGCTCTAAAAACTGACTCCTATTAAGGTGGGCTATTGATTCTAACGCTAAGAATATCTCTAGCTGGTATTCGAACTGGCGTTGATAATCTGGGTGGGTGTCTGAGACGGAGATGTTAGCCTGGATGGTAGAGGAGATTCCGTCAGTGTGGGAGCGCTTGACATCAAGCAGGAAGTCGCGGACTGCGTTTTGTACTTCCGCGAAGTGGGGGTAATCCCTGTAGGTGGTACCAACTAGTTTTTTGTACCTACGTTCTAAGTCCAAATAAAACCTACCATTGTTGTAACTCATGCCACAGAAGGAAATTCTTCCACCTACTTGACATTTAAGTTTCATCTTCGTGTAATTACCTACGTCTGAGAGTCGATCCTCATCTAAGTACAGACCTACACCGTAGATAAAACAGTCGTCACCCTGTCCAATAATGACGGAGTGTACGGTCCTAGTCCTAAGTAACCACGCGGTGAGACACATCATCAGTATTGTATTGAGAAGGAGAGTGCCGGGTTCTCCAGAAGTCTTAGCGGCATCTATAAGAGCTGAGAAGGTTGCAGAAGAGAGTAAATAATTATTCCTAATAGAATAGTAGGCCTCAACAGCTTCATGGGGCATGCCAAGGAAGGTTAGTATGTTTCGTTCAATTTCCTGCGTGAAGGCATTCTGACAGGAGTCGAACTGGGTACCATCCATGTATCCACCTATCGCTGAATGGTGAATTGTGGACATGGCGGTCTGGACTTTGGAGATCAGTTGAACT